GAAAATGCTGGCAAAATATAATCAATTGTGACCTTTCCCTGTCTTGCTAAGTCCCTAATCTCTCCAACAGTTACCCCCATTTCTTTCGCTATTGCCTGAACAACAGCAGGGGTTTGTTCAAAGACACTATTTAATTCTTGTCCTCTTAAAACGCCAGTACCTAAAGCCTGAGACAACTGTAAGAAAGCGCCGGAAGCTTCAGAAGCACTTGTACCGCTTAATTTTGCCGCCGTATTAAAGCCCTCGTAAACAGTAACTATATCTTCAAGTTCAAGCCCTATCGGTCTAAGTCTTGCGTATATCTGAGCAAATTCTTTATTAGCTTGCGTCTGACTTACTCCGAATTTTTTCGCTGCATTACCCGCCGCAGTTTGAACAGCCGCCAAATTATCAAAACCTTGAGCTAATAAATTTAAACGTCTTATTGATTCTTCTCTTTGGACTGATTTATTTAACGTATCTTGAACGGCTCTAAGCGAGACATAAGCTTTTGCTAAACCATCGAAGGTAAGCTTGGCATTCTTAACCTTACCGGCCAACCCTTGCATTGAGTTTCCTAACCTTTTTATTCCCTGCGCTCCTAACGTCTTTACAGATAAGAGCATTGAATATTTAGCCGCCATTATTTTTTACCCTCTTTATTCAAAAGGCTCATAACCGTTACTTCTAAAACTTGAAGATCTTCAAACACTTCAACAAGATTCGGTATTTCATACAGTCTACCAATAGTTAAGACGTCGGCATAGCAAAGACCCGAAAGATTACCAAGGCCGCCGATTCTCCATTGCGTTTGAACTTTTAAAAATAAATCTATCGCAGCCCAATTCTCTTCAAACACTAAAAAATCTTCTTCCGGTTCAAGTTCAGGAATAACAATCCCCAACACTTCCGCGTCTTTCTGCGTCTCATCAATTACGCCACCTTGACAATAATATTCGGCGGCGTCTATTAGTTTTTTCTTTTTGCTCCGGCTATTGAATCAAAGAAAGACGTTGCGATTGCAGTTGCAACCATTGGTACGTCAAGCAATTGTTTTAATTTTGCTTGTGAAAACTTAAGTTCGTTTCCTTGATCGTCTTCTATTCCATCCCAACCAACAAGAACTTCTTTAACGAGATCAACATCAGTCAAATCTCCTGTTTCGATTAGCTGCCCCATTTCACGAATACGCGATTGAGTGATGCGTTTAAATTCACCGTCGAACTTTTGTTTGTCGTGCCTACCATCATCAACAGGAACTTCAACAGTTACCGGCCATTTATAAGTACCTGATTGGTCAAGCTTAAAGCCCATTTGCTTTGCTACGTTTAAATAGTAATGTAAGCCTAGCTTAGTTTTTTAGCAATTAATTAAGTGTATGCGATTGATAGCTCGTTATTGCCTGCGCTTGTAGGTGTTGCTGTAAATGGAAGGCTTAACATCTGAACACCGTCTGAATCTTCATAGGTTGGCTGCCCTAAGTCAGTTTGTGGACAACTAACAGTCACTTTGTTTCCTGCGGTTGTTCCATGTAAAAAGGTATTTGTCCCGGTTGAACTTCCTGTCGCATCTGTGAAGAAGTTATGAGCCGATAAGGCAACCGCTTCTACTGTTGCACTACCGCTAGGCTTCCTATCTGTAATCATGACTTCCTGAGTACCGCCGACTAATTGACGGACAACGGTTTCATTATTCATATCAAAATTCCATGATTGCAACGCGCCAGAATAACCAAAGATTGAAAAGGCGCTTGTGTTGCCTGTCTTGAATAACAATGGACTGGTTGCGTTATAGGTACAAGTTGGCGCCGTTGTATCTGTTGGAGCCGAATAGATGCCAGTCATGGAAAATGAAATTACTGGGATTTGATTTAATTCGCAATTTATTGAGAAAGTACCCCGGCAACCTGTCACCTTATGGCGTACACCGTCAATATTGCAATAAATAGTACATGAGCCAAAGGATGCACTAACAGGGGCATAAGTATTACTTGTTGAGCTAACTGTCGTGACCGCTAAACCCGATGCCTTAAGGAGTGGGGCATAGGCTGGTTCCGTTCCGGCTGCGCCACTTCCAACCATTTCAACGTCACAAGTAACATTGACTCTTGTATTACTTAAAAGCGTTTCGTAATTCCCGAGATAACCGCGAATCAAATCTCTGCTGACCTCATCGGACTGAACAGGTTCAATATTCAAATCACGAACAAGAATGGCATTGCTTCCGCCTGTTGGTGTGGGGTCGGTTCCATAGCTACTTTCAGTTTTTACGAGTAGCGTTCTTTTTCTAGTTAGCTTTGGCACGACACAACAAGATCAACAATATGTAAACATCATAATTCAATTCTTGCTATTTAGGCATAGCAAATTCTTTATTGCGTTATGTCGTCAACTTCTGTTCTATATCGGACTGTGTAACCCATACCCGTCACGCCAATTGGTGAATCACCATCTATCGCTTCAAAGGTGACATTAGTGGGTTGAATATCAATAGATTCTCCTCCAAGCGTTAAATCTGCCATTAATTTGGCGTGCGCTGAAACGACTGTTGCATCTGCCTGTTCGTCTGGGACATCTCCAGAACTAAGAACAGTAACCGTTACAGATAAAGACCAATCAAGGGTAGGAAGAGATGTGTTTTGTTCCGCTGCATCATTATTCCATTCAATAATTAACGCGGGAAGTTGTGAACGTTGAGCTAAAGGAATTGTTCTACTTCTATAAATGCGTGTTCCTACACCTGTTGTATTAGCTAACGCCGTCTTAATTGCGTCAAGTATGTCTTCCCGTTTCGATGCCATTGTTTAAGTCTTCTGTAAGGAAATTTCGCGGGTTAAATTATCAAGTCCTGATTCATTAGTCCTAACGGTATAAGCAACAGAATCAACCGTTATTGAATCACCTGTTACCAATGTTCCAAAGTCTGAATTTTTGCAATGAAAAACGTAGTCAACAAATATCACCTGATCACCTGCAACGACCGAAGTAGGTTGATCTAATATCCCATTTGCAGTCGTTCCGCCACTTGTCGCACTAACGGCAAAATCACTAAAAAAAGCGTCTAGGTCGTCACTCAATGCCATCGTCTGTTTCTGTTTCTTCTACAACAACTTTTGCTTTTTTAGCTTTTTTAGCTTTTGGTGGAGTTGGTGGACATGCAGGCGCTTCGCTAGCTTCTACAGCCTTACCCATATTAATTAGGGTTACTGCGTCCTTCTCGCTTAAGTCGTGAGTTTCACCCGCTTCTAGGTGAACGCCGCCGACGGCGGTTGATCGTGTAATTAATACATCCATAAGAAAAAAAAAGGGGGGCAATAAAGCCCCCGCGATCTATTAAGTAGTTACGTCTAAGCAGGCAGCAAATGCTGAAGCTTGTCTTACAGCAACGTCGATTGTTGTAATAGCTCTAACACTTGTTAATGCCTTACTAAAGTCATCGGAGTCTGTACCTATTTCGATTTCTAAACCGTTACCCCATACGCCTAGAGCAACTTGTGAGAAGTCACCAAAGATAACAGCAGAACAAACACCTGAGCTAGAACCTTTTGTTAGGTTGCTTGGTACGTTTGTTGATACTCCTATTGGGTAGCCGTTGATTACTCCGGGTGTTCCTGAACGACCAATGCCGCTTGGGTCAACATTCCAAAGGAAAGCACCATCACCAGCAGCAGAACCACCGGCTCTAAGTTTCTTCAATTCAGAAAGAACTTTAGGGTTGGTTGCGTATGCCATAGAAGCACCGCCAGCATTATCAACTAAAACTTCCTCTTCTAGGTTGATGAGTGTTTCAAGTGTGATAGCACCCCCATTCGTGGCAATTCCGACTGATCCGATGCCAGCGGTTCCTGTTATGCCGGTCGGTTGGCCGGATGAGCCAGAACCAGCAATTACAGCGGCATCAATTCCAACGTTAATAGTGTCGGTTAGGTCACGTCTCACAAGCTCTTCAATTCCGGGTGTTGCTTGTAAAAGTGTTTGACGAGAGAACTTACTTAAGGCTGCATAGTTCTTAGGAGCCATTGTTACCTGATCAAAAGTAGATTCAGATTGTGTAATAGCTGTTGTCTCAGAACTCAACCAATAACCTGTAGAAGTTCCTGAACGTCTAGGAATTGCAACATCACCAACAAGGCCGGGAAGTGTTCTGATTCCTAATGAACCTGTAATTGTGTTAGCTCTTAAAGCCTCAATGAAATCATCAGCTAAAAGGTCAGTCGCTACTAGATTTCCTCCAGTTGTTGCGCCGGAAGTAACGTATGTTGCCCTTTTTGTTAAAGCAGAATAAGGAATTAAGAAACTACGATCAGCAGATCTTTTAACACCTGAACGCTCAACCTCTTGTGAAAGCTCACGAACTAAACCAGCTTCACGAGATGACCAATCACCTGTAAGAACAGCTTTAATACCTGCGGCGATGCTATAGCGCTCTTCTGTCTTAGCGTCCATCTCTACAGGAGAGACAGTTTCAACAGACTTATTAGCCAATTTGTCGCAAACGACCTTACGAACATAATTGCCGTCAACTTTAGGATCATCACAGAATTTTTCTGTTGCCTCCTCTCCTAGCTCATGCTTTCTACATAAAGCAGTAATTTCTCTAATACGGTTACGCTCTTCGTTGGCTGCCTTTTTGGAAGCCTCAGAACGCACCACTTCTAAATCGGGTGTGTTGGACATCTGAGTTTGTAAATCAGGTTTACTATTTTGTGGTGCGCCAGAAGACGCAACGGCGCTTTCACGCTGTTCCTGCATATTACTTGATTCTTGCTTCGCAGGCATATTAGTTTCTAGTTTTTCTTCTTTTGACCGTCCTATGCCTGAACCTAAATAGTCTGCTGGCACCGTTACAA